AAGATCACTTCGGAAATGCGGACGCATTGCAGAAGTGAAGTCCCGGATGGACAGGAAATTTTCAAGAATTGAAAATTTGTGGCCACGGGACGGTTCTTGCCCTCTACCGCTGCGCTCAAAACGCTTCATCAACAAATGTTTCCGAATTGTTAAGACGCAAAAATAAGTAGAGAGTTCCGCTGCTTATGTAATGGGGTCACCGTTTGCTCCGAACGAAGTTCCTGCCCCTGTTTGTGCAGCGGCGTTGGCTATAAAGCCGGTATCACGTCCGGTCGGCTCATGAAGTTTTCAAGGTACGTTCCCCACAAAAGAAAAATACCGCCCACGCAGCGCAGCGATGATTTTGTCGGGGTGAATCGGCGGCAAAATGAATCGGGTGTGTTGCGGGGCGGTACGTTCTTTCCGGGCAATCATCCGCTGAAAGTGGTGGTTATCACGGTGAGAACCACCACTTTCAGCAAGATTTGGAATAAAGGGTATCATGGAAGTGTAGGCGCGTCAAGATGGTTTTGCAAAATTTATTGTGGTAAAGCGGTGGTAGTAGGACTTATTTGTGTAGTATGCTCCAAAAGCCATATTGTAACTATATGTTTCTTTGCAATCTACGGATGAAGAGAAGGAGAAGCTCTAAATCTGCGTCGGAAAGCTCTTGTATTCCCTCTGAGATGGCATCGATTAGCTCTGGTCGATCGTGGTCGCTAAAGAATTGCTCTGGAGTGATGCAAAAGTAATCACATATATTAAAGAATTGCGTCATGGATGGAAGTGCTTTTCCGGAGCTTATTCCTTGAATATAATTTTTGTTTTGTCCTAGCTCTAGGCTCATCTGATACTCTGAAACATTGCGTTTCATGCGAAGTTCTGTGATTCGTTGCCGAAGGAAGCTTGCATAGTCCACATTTTTTCACCTCATCAGAAAGCATACAGGGAATTGAATTTAAATGTTCCAGATAGAAAGCCTCGATTTGGGCTGAATAGTTAAAATAAACTCGAAAGAAATCGACACGGTTTCTTCCGGGTTTATTTTTTTGCGCATTTTTAGGAAACAAGGGGGCTGAGAGAGCTTTGGGCGGCAGACATTTGACGATTGAGGATCGTCGGAAGCTGGAAAAATATTACCTCGATAGGATCAGCGTGGAGAGTATCGCGGAAACTCTGATGGTTCACCGCTCCACCATTTATAACGAACTTCGCCGCGGTGACACCGGGCGGGTGGACAAGAACGGGAACTGCGAGTACAGCGCAGAGCTGGCACAGAAAAGAATCTGCGATGCCCGCCGCAGCATCCATCATAAGAAGCAGGAGGACACCGCAAATGCCGATGTTTAAGACCTGCACGGCCTGTAAGGAAACATTCATTGCGGAGTCACCGTTCATCAAACTGTGTCCGATCTGCAATGCAAAGAGCCAGACCACCCCGGCGGAACGTGCGCAGCGCAAAACTCGCATTACCCCGGATCGGCTGATGCTGGATGTTCGACAGGCGGATGCAGCGGGTAAATCCTATGGCCGGTGGCGGTACGAAGAAACCGAACGCCGCCGAAAAGAGGAAGAAGAGGAACGTCGCAAGTTTGAGGAACGCCAGAAACGGCGTGAACAGATGAAAGCAGCAAAGGAGAACGAACATGGCGAAAGTGAAACTTGACTACATGAGCCTGAGCATGAGGGCAGAGGGAAGCGACGACATGGTGCGGGAGCTGTCCGGCAGATTCCTTGACATGGCGGACAAGTATGCCGCACCCGGATTTTACTTCCCGGCTCTTCCTCCCTCCGTTTTCGAGGACGGTTGCCGTGACCCGGAAGAACTGAACACGGGAGATATGAAGCCGCTGACCACGCCGAAAGAAGTTGCACCCGGCGCAGACTGGGACGTGGTGGCAATCTATGACGATGCGGGCATTCCGTCCATCATGCACCGATTCCGCCGCATGAGCAATAAAGAGTTGTTCGGTGGCAGCGACAAGCCGCACCCGGCGTTCATCATCGGCGGCGAGGTATACGACGAAATCTATATTTCCGTGTACCCCAATGTGATGATTAACGGAAAGCCGTACAGCCTGCCGTTTCAGAAACCGGCGGGAAACATCACGCTGGACGACTTCTCCAAAGCCTGTTTCAGCAAGGGCGAGGGCTGGCATCCAATGACGGCAGCAGAGTGGGGCTTCCTTGCAAACCTTAGTCTGAAACTGGGGACTCTGCCGCACGGGAACACCGACTACGGCGCATGGCATGGCGACCATAAGGAGCACGGCCAGAAAGCACCGAACAGCAATCGGACGCTCACCGGAACTGGCCCGGAAACGTGGACGCACGATCACACCAAAACCGGTGTCCACGATCTGTGCGGCAATATCTGGGAAGTGCTGGCCGGTCTGCGGATTAAAAACGGTGTGCTGATGGTGGCCGCGAATAACGATGCAGCACTCCCCGAAACCGACCTGACCCAGTGCGGCGACGACTGGAAGCTGCTGACGGACGATAAGGGCGCACCAGTGTATGTTTCCGCATCCGGCAGCGAGATCGTGTTTACCACTGACAACGATGAAGCGGGCGGCGTGGGCAGCTCTGAGTGGGGCAAGGTCAAGACGGAATGCAAGAGCGAAATGCTCAAAGAGTATGCGCTGTTCGCCGGGGAGGAAGAAGCCTACTGCTACATTGATGCAACTGAGGGCGAATACATTCCGATCCGCGGCGGCGGCTGGGGCGATGGCGGGGGTGCCGGTGTGTTCAGCTTGTACCTCTTCGATCCGCGCTCTGATTCGTGGGCGCTCCACGGGGGCCGTTCCGCTTTCTTCAAGAAGAAGCAGAAAGCTGAACGCTGAAAAGCTGATGGGCTGCGCGGTAGCGCAGCCAAAAGCCGGGAGAGAAAATGCTGATCTATTTTGTAGAGTGCTTTATCATGGGGCTTGCGTTGGGCCTATCGTGGGCTTCGTTCGCCACTCCGGTTTACCTGATCTGCTGTTTTGCAGGGTGGGTATTTGATTGGAAAATTCCAACGGCATTGTGGCTCGTTGCGTTTGCTGTTCAGAACTGGGACAACGCAAAGAGCTGGTTCAAATAAAAACGGTCTGAGCGTACCGAAACACGCCTGCCACATGACCGGGCACTTAGGGAGCGCACCGGTCAGCCGGTTTCCGCAAGACCGGCATCTTACCTACCGGAGATGAAAAGAACACGGTAGGGCTACCCGCACGGGTAGGAGCGGAAGCATCACGCTGTACGACACCGCTCCTTTATATGGCGCAGCCAGTGCAGGCAGGGATTTTCTCATGGCCCCGCCGCCCAGTGCTGACTCTGGGATGCGCCGCCACTTCCGAATATTCATCAAGCAAAGAAAGGACAAAGTTATGAACGACATGGAAAAGTGCTTTTACGAACCGGCTGAATTGTCGGTGGTGGACGAGGGAAAAGGACGCTCGCTGGTAAGGGAAAAGGGGAGTCCGTACAAGCTGGGTTTCCTTGTGGCACAAGCCGCTGACGGCATTTTCAAAAGCCTTGGTGATGCGGACGCAGTAGACGCGATGGAGAGGGTAATCGTAAGCACCATTCGCGTTATGGCGATGCAGCGTAAGGCGGAGTTCAAGAAAGGCACGGACGCATTCGATATGAGCGGCGGTTTCAATGCCGTTCGGGACGAGGGTGCGCTGAAAGAAATCCTCAAGTCTATTTTTGGAAAGCAGTAAAGAACATGAAGATACATAACAGAAGCCCCACCATAAATGAAGTTCGCAAGAGCGAACAGTGCCGACACACGTTCAGAATCACGGTCGCGAAGTGTGCGCCGTGTGATGGGTACAACCTGAACTGTGAGCATTACGAGAAAACCAACAAGGGTGCTGCTGATACAAAACATCTTTCGAGGTAAACAAGCCGCCCTGCGCCGCGTCAGCGGGGCGGCTTTTATATGTGGTGCGGGGTGGCTGGATGCGCGACCGGCTACCGAAAGCGGGGCCGAACCCCGTCCGCACCTGCTTTACTTGAAATCATGGAAGCCGGACTGCACCGGCAGGCGCGAAGCGTCAAGCCATACCTGCATGACAACGACGGAGGTTGAAAGGTATGCCCGCTGCATGAGCGAAGAAATGCCTTGTCCGATCCACCCAAGCCAAAGGTGGTAGGTCTGGTTTGGTAGATCAGACCGCCCCGCCGCCCTGTCTTTCTTAGAGTTCAGCAGGGCGGCGGGTGTCTATTATGCGGATGCGCAATGGAGAAGAACGGCTTCCCTGTTACTCTGAGCCGAAAGGTCGGTTCAATCCCGACCGTCCGCACAAGAAAGAATGGAGAACGTCAATGGAAATCGAATGTTTGACACCGGAATTTCCGCAAGGAGCAAGGGTATATAGTTCGGATGGTATTGCTCCAACTCTCCTGAACAGCGCGTCGGCCATGCGGTCACAGTCGATTTTGATTCGGGGGGGGGGGGGTAGCATGAAAGTTCACAGTGAAAAATCAATGTGTCTGGCCGGGAATTTTGTCGATAGAAACACCAACCAAAACGGGAGCGGCGTAAAAGAAGATACGTCTTTTACGCTGAATACAGTAGACCGCCACGCAGTCGCTTATAGAGAACTGCAATATGACAGTTACATAGAGGATGATGTGAGCGGAACGCTTAAAAAATCAGGTGGAGCGTTGGGAGGGGGTTCGGAAACGGTGGTTTGCGAAGAAAGCCGCCGATTGATTCCGCTGGAATGTAGTCGATTGCAAGGGTTCCCGGATGGATGGGCGGAAATTGAATCGCTGAAAAATCCGAAAGAGTTCAACTTCTGGCGGGAAGTCTATGCCAGAAGTTGCGAAATCAAAAAGACAAAACCAAAACAGACCATCCTTCGCGCGGACGGCGCAAAGAGCGATGAAGTGTTGATGCGGTGGCACGATGGGTTGCACAGTTTGGCGGCAGAATATGCGATGTGGGGAAATGGCATGGCGTTGCCGAATGCCCTTTTCTTTATCCAGAACGCATTCCGCGAGCTTGGAAAGCCGCCGCATGAGGTGAAGCTGGGAAGCCTGTTTGACGGAAGCGGAACAATGCCGCTGTGCGCCGCCATGTGCGGCGGTCATCCGGTCTGGGCGAGTGAAGTAGAACCTTACCCGATTGCGGTGACAAGAACCCATCTGCCGCACATGAAGCATTTGGGCAGTGTAACGGAAATAAAAGGGTCGAAAATCGAGCCGGTGGATATTATCACGTTCGGTTCACCCTGTCAGGACTTGAGCATTGCAGGGAAACGCGCCGGTTTGAAGGGAGAAAGGTCCGGCCTGTTCAGAGAAGCAATACGGATCATCCGGGAAATGCTGGCAGCAACTAACGGAAGATACCCACGCTTTGTGATCTGGGAAAACGTGCCGGGCGCACTTTCATCGAACGGAGGTGAAGATTTTGAAGTTGTCCTCAATGAACTGCTCTGTCTTAGAGAATTTACCGGAGGTGGAGCAGCTAAGTTTATTCGGCAGCACGGAAAGTGGAGGAACTTCGCAGATTACGGAGCTGTTGCCTATCGAATCGTCAACGCGCAATTTTGGGGAGTACCCCAGCGCAGGCGAAGAATATATGCTATCTGCGATACTTGTGGAGAATCCGCCGGAGTGGTCGTTTTTGAGCGAAAAGGCACTCAATGGAATTTTGACCCGTGCATCCCGCAGGGGGGGGGGAAGTTGCAGGACTTACTGCTGACTGCTATTCATGGCATGATCGAATGGTGGCATCAAAACCCAGCGGGGGGGGGGGTCAGCAGCATATACCATGAAAATCCGTGGAGGATGTGAGGGCGGTGGAAAGGGCGCACTTGTGCAAGAAGAACTTTCCGCAACGCTGGCAACCCATCAAGACCAAACGCTTTTTGAAAGCCACGGGTGCTTCCCAATAAACACAATGCTTGCGACGCGGTACAAAGCCCTTGGTCGAGGAACGGGACTTGGTATCGGCAACGATGGCGACCCGCAGTATACGATAACAAAAGGACACGAACACGCAGTAGCGTATAGCGTTGGCGATGTACCGGACACGGCCTTTGCAAATGCCGGGGATACGGTAGCAAGAACGCTGACCGCTCGTGCAGACGGAAGTCCGATGATTGACCGAGGCCCGAACATTGTAACACAGAAAGGAAAGTAGATGCAGAGGTACAAGGTGGTTGTCGTCTGTTGCACCGCTGACGAAACGGATGTACACACGATCCGCGTCAACGGCTGGGGTGAGAGCGAAGCAGAGTACAACGCCCGCCGAAAAATTCAAAAGTTCCACCGCCACGAGTATGAAAAGATTACTGTGACAAGGATAGAAAAAATCAAATAGGAGGTCGAGAACGTGCTGTACGTTGATGCAATCAGGGTTCTGGAAAAGGTGGCACGGGCGAGGTTTGATCTTGCGTCGATGCCGAAGAAAGAGGAAATCGAAGAAGCAATTCCGATCGTGGCAGGCATGGCAACAGTTCAGGCTTGCCCGAAGTATGCGCTTCACGCCGCGCTGTGGTGGCTGGTGGTCAAATCCAAAGAGGTGGAACAGTGACGAGAAGAGAAAAAGCAATTCTGGCTCTGATCTGCGCCGCTGAAATCATCAACTGCGCAAAGGTCGGTGTGCTGAAAAGCCGGATCGCGGACCTTGAAACGCAGCGGGACATTTACGCAAGCCGGGCGCAGCACTGGATCGACCGGGCAGTAGAGGACGAAGAGGTTATAGATTCTATGCAGCTTCGCCTTGATGCTCTGGCCGATGGGAAAGTTGAGCTGGAAGATGCAGGAGTGTTTTTCTGCACGGCTTACTGCACCGAGCAATACCCGCATATCTGCGGAGAGGGTCACGGAATCACAGCCAGCGGCCAGCCGATACAGGCGGGCGTAACCGTGGCGGCGGATCAGACGATCTTTCAGTATGGCACGGTTTTGTACATTGAGGGTGTAGGAATCCGCATTGTGCAGGACAAGGGCGCGGGAGTGCAGGGAACGCACATTGATGTTGCAGTTGATACCCATGAGAACGCGCTGGCGTGGAGCGGGTACGGTGAGCATCAGGTGTGGATTTTGAAAGGAGAATGAATCATGCCGAACTGGGTAGAGGGAAAACTGAAAATCCGCGAAAAGCCGGAAGACATTAAGCGGTGGGTGGAGGAATGTCTGCATTGCTACACTACGAACTGGCTGGGCGATGGCGCACACACGGAGCTTGTAAAGGGTGCTGTCAGATTTGAGCGCGACCCCGACAGCGAAGAAATGTACCTGTATGTAGACAAGAGTGCTCATATCGAGGGGACGAGAAGAAACTTCGTAGAAAAAGGAGAGTATGTGGACTTATGCGAAGAGGGCAAGAAGTCGATCCTCGTTGTGAACATGAAAGCTGCATGGAATATCGAAGAGCAGCCCTATATTGAAATGTCCAAAAAGTACAACTTGGATTTTAGAGTGTATGGCTACGAAATGGGCATGGAGTTCAACAAGGAAATCGAGATCGTAGAGGGCGAAATCGCAACATATCGACTGATTCAATTTAAGGACTACAAATGGGAATGCCCCGACCCGAAACTTGGAGGGTGAGCGGAATGACAAAAGAAGAAACTATTGCAGCAACAATGGAAAGGGCATATCGCGCGGGCGTGATCGGGCGAGCCGAAATGTTCAAGATCAAGATTATGCTCATTGCGCACAACGCCTACAAGTTTCAGGGCTGTGCGCAGATTTACCGCAATTACTTGCCGCAGCACATCGCAATCCATGTTCGGAAACAGTACCTTGCTGAACTGAACAGAAAAAGAAAGGGTGGACGTAATGCGCAGGGCGATAGCCAT